CCGGCTTGATCAGGTGGTGGTCCCATAGGACCCGGTGCCAATGGTGCTCCCATTCCGGTCTCCATTAGCTGCGCTTCTTGCTCTTGTTTAGGCTTAACAATGTACTTATCGTACAAGTCAAACAACTCTTCGCCCTTTTCACGGGCACGGGCCATTTCAATAAGGGCCTCTTCGGGTATTAAACCTGCCTCAAGACCTTGCAAAAGCTTAGAAAGGGCCATGCCCCTGAACTTCTCAACGTCTAAGCGTGACCTTTCACGGCCAACATCAGTCAAACCATCAATGTTTTCCTGCACAAATTCCTTAGATACGAACTCTGCTTGAGAGTATTGGATGTGCAAAACAGCGCTTTGCGCTGGATCACGGCCTAAACCAAGACCATATTCAACTCTTAAACGGTGATTTAAATCAATATCCCTAGAGGGTTGATATTCCTCTATGTAGTTCTGATTCCTCAAAATGCCAGAAACAGTCTTATGAGAATTGAAGAATTGCTTGTCAATAGCAAAACCTAGTCTTAATACACGTTCAAGTTTCTTCTGAAGTATTTGATGGTATGTCCTAATGGCAGTGTTCATCATGCCTGCCGAAGCTTCAATAAACTTAGCAGATGCAATAGATTGATCTACTTCACCCGGTCTGGCCTTAGGCCAACGGCCACCTATATGGATTCCCTCCATAAGGTTAGTCAAATCAGCCTGTATGTTAAAGCTGCTAACAGCTGGAGGCACACGACCAATAGCACCAGATGGGCCTAATTCAATAAATGACCCACCACCATACGGCATTTCGCCTATAAGGTCACGGACCCAGATGTCTGAATACACTGATTGGTCGGCAAAGTCTAGCACAAGGCCCATAAGTCGTATGTGAGCTTCCAAAAGCCCTACCACTTGGTCAAATTGGCCTCTCATTTCCCCATCAAGGGTAATGCGAGACCCAATAACTACAGGGCAAACCCCTGTTTCGTTCTCAATTCTTTCCAAAACAATAGGGTAAGGTATGTCCGTATTGGACCCATAACGGTTAAAACCCTCTGTTGAGCCCTGATACAGGGCAGAAAGTATGTATTCTTCGTCAGAAAAGTACTCAACTATGACAACACGAGTATTTTCGTCAGGATTCTGAATATCTGTCCTTTGACCACTAAATTCGGCAATAGCTACCTGATATTCGGGAGGAAGCTGCGTATAGTACACTTCACGAGCAAACATGCACCTTCTGACCTCATCACCCGGTTTGAAACCCGGTTCAGGGTAGCAATGCCTAGGATCACGTCGTTCAATCAAAGGTATCTTCTGCTCAAAGTCAGGTGTCAACGTCCAAACGCTAAACCCATAAGCAGCCATATCCATGACAGCACGAGGAATCAACAAGTCAATGCCGTTAGCATCCATGTAGCTCCCAGCTACACGCTCCATTTTTTTAGAAACTTTACGAGCTTCTTTAGAGTTAGTACTTGGTTGCACACGAATAGTTGGCACAAGGCTAGCTGCCTCTGCCGTATCCTCTAAAGCGACCTGTATAAGGTTAGGTGACTTAGAATCTATACCCTCTTCGTCTGGATCAAAAACATCAAACTCGCCTTTAATGACACGATCAATCGTATCAATCCTGACATCACGTTCTTCATAGCGTGCTCTCCACGCAGCGTACATACTGGCAAGGCGATCGGTATCAAGAGGCATACTTAGCCCTCTCAGCGATACTTAATAAAGATCTTTCAACTTTGCTCATTTTACGGCCTTCACGAATCTCAAATGCTTTTTCCCTGATCTCATCGTCAGTGGCATCTTTTGCCATAGCAAAATACACAGGCTTATCACCAGACATAGTGCCACAAAGCATTTCATTCTCTTTAAGTTTTTCTGAAGCATCACGGTATGCTTTCCTATTGAGGACTTTTTTAAACATACTTCTCCTCAGACAAAACCCGACAAGTGTCTCCTTTTGTCAATCTTGCCACTCAATCCAAGCACGGGCCCCACAGCTTAAAGGCTTTTCTGGCTGGATTACCTTAGCCCCTTTAGGAATTTCAAATTCTTGATGATACTCAGATCCCTTATAAGTTCTATGAATAATAGCAGGGAGGCCTTTTCTTAACCTTTGCTGGTGGATGTGTACTTGGTGCTTCACTCTTCGCTCCATATCTGTGGGTCAATGTTCATCGGCTGCGGACCATTCTCTATTTCGTATTCTTCAACAGCACTGTGATCCATAGCATTACCAACAGTTTGCCGCCTATAACCACTGGCCGCACGAGACATATGCCCCGGTCGTTGATCCTGCAATCTAATACCTCTTACTTCACGATTGTGAAAGTCTACCACACGTCGCTTTCGCTTAATGCGATTAGGGACATGCATCCTCTCATGGAACATAGGCAAATGAGCTCTTTTAACCAAATCACGGACACCGAGATCAGCAAACCACAAAGACATAACCCTGTCGGATACAGTTCCCATAGGGAACGCAATAAGCTCATCAATTAACGGCTGAAACACTGCCGTTGTCGGCTGATTGCCCCAAGGCATAGAAAACAAACCAGTCTCCATCAAAGGGGCCATGGACTCCACGCCAAACTGTGGGTCCCACTTATTACCATGTGTTTGGTGGGGAACTACACGAACGCCTCTCTTGGCCAGCTCTTGCACAAGCTCAACATCATATTGAATGATTTGAGATTGAACACCATTGGACTCTACACGCCACTCATAAATCGGGTACCTGTCAGTCCATTCTAAAATCTGTTGCTTCATCTGAGGGGCCTTCATTTGCTTAACGGCAACAGAATCAATCAAATACCGTTTCTGAGTAGCAAGGTCAACGCCCAACAAAGTAAACGCCGTAAACCCAGAACCCTTATTGCCACCAGCAGGGTCAAGGCCAGCTATCAAACGCCAACCAGTGTCATAATGCCCAGCCACACGACTAGTGTCTTTAGAAGCATCAATCATCTCTTCAGTAAACGAAGCGCCAGCACCCGGAATGTCAACCTGCTGATAAATCAGCTGGAAGTCGGCAGGTCTCATCTCAGTCTTATGAATAAGCGCCTGCTCATAAGGAAAGTGCTCAGGCCACAAAGTACGCTCCGTAGTCTCATCATGAATACACGGGTACTTCAAAACCTTGTAATTTTGTCTCATGGCCAACGTAGAATAAATATCACCGGGTTGGACACGAGTCCCAATCCAAATAGCTTTACCAGAACGCCCAATACGAGACAAAGCTTCTTTATCAAACCACTCAAGCATGGCAGACACCCTGTCAGGGTTTCTCATGTTGTCCAGCGTGGCAACGTCGTCAAACTTAATAATATCGGCACGACGACCATATATTTGCTGACCGACACCCAAAACAGCAACAGTCGGGTCTTTCTCAGCACCAGTACGATTAGAAACGTAAATCTGCTCAGAAGACCAAGTTGCCTGACCCTCAGGCTTAAAAGGACCCCAATCATCAATAAGATTAGGCCCATCCCCATACAATTCGGGGTTTGTCAGCATCTCAGTGATGCTGTGCATGAACGTCCTTGCGAAGGGCAAGGACTTAGAAACCAACAGGGTTCTTAGGTTAGGGTTACGGCAAATGTCGTATACAGTGTGCCATACCGTGACAAGTGTGGATTTAGAGTGATACGGGGGACAATTAATTACAACCCTGCGGTAATCGCCAGTAATCGCTTCAGCCATGTCCTTATGGAATCCCGGAGTTTCGTGGTGAACGCCGCAGTCAGGGCATATCCAGTTTTGAAAGTAAGTATCGCAAAACTCAGTAAAAGTCCCGACCCTTCTTTCTTGTTTGTCAAGCGGACCGGCTTTAATGGCCTCCTGTTTAATGGACTCAACTCGTTCACTTTGTTCATGTCTGGCTTCCTTTACCTTTTTGTTTAAGTGCTGGCGTGAAACGCCGAAAATTTCAGCGGCTTCAGTTTGGGTCCAGCCCTCGTCTAACACTTTAGCAACGGCAGCTTCAAAGCGTCGTGCTTTGGACCACTTTTCGTACTTTTTATTCATGTCAATATATTACCCTAACTGTGGACACAGTGAGGGTGTATGGTATAGAATATCTTGTACAATCTGAGACCTTGTGAAATCGGGGGATTAGCGCCGGAATGATATACGCCGGTAGAAGCAGAGCTTCTGGATAGGACTGGGGTGGAACCCCACCGAAGGCGCTCCCGTCAGTACCATACTCAGACACATCCGTCATTGTGACAAAAGCCGGTTTTTCGCTAACCGGTATCAGACCTATGCAAGAAAACGAACCCCCAAGGGGCCCGGAGAGATCCCAGCGCAAAGCGCTGGTCTTAATCTAAGATAA